TGTCAGCAGTGTATTGGTGTACATCTATTTTATTTTTTATATCTTCCATACCTTGTGAATCTTGTGCAAGATAAACTGCAGTTCTAAATTCTAATTGTGCAAAGTCTATCTCAAGTATACTACCTTTGTCAAATCTAGATGTTACAACTTTTCTAATAGGAAATGTTTTACCTCTAGGTTGGTTTTGAAAGTTAGGATCACGACTAGATAATCTACCTGTAGCTGTAACTGCCTGCATAAACTTAGGATGTAGAAAACCTTTTTCATTTGTAAAACTTTTTAATCCTTCTACAAATGTATTTAAGTATGTATCAACTGCATTGTGTCTTACAACTGCATCAATAAATTCTTTAAACTCACCTTCTGCTTCTGATGCAATTTTATTTAAAGTTAATTTATCTGTTCTAAATCCAGACTCTGCAATATCATATACACTTCTAGGTCTTTGCCTAAATCCTGCAACCTTTGCCATTGGTGTATATATGTATCCTTCACCATCACAGTCAGAACACTTGCTATAATTTTTAAATGGGCTACCATCTTTTTTTATTCTTTTAATTACACCTTTACCATGACAACCTATACATTGTTCAGCTACAGTTCTGTGTATTATTTCTGTATTATCTGCAACTAGATTTCTAAACTGTTGTCTAGAATAGTTTGGTCTTCTTTTATTTTTACCTGTATTTTTATCAATACCAACATTAAATATTTTAGCCCAATTTTTTTTATCTTTTGGTTTCATAGAATATATTAACCAAGATAATTGTTCTGGACTAGATAAATTAATTTTAGTATCACCCATTTGTTTATATACAATCTTATCTATCTTTTGTTTTAGATATGCAAACTCTGCTCTAAATTCTTTTTCAACATTATTTAAATCTTCTAAATTAATATTGATACCATTTCTTTCCATATCAGATAGCACAACTAAAAACTCATTCATCATTTTAATTGTCATTAATAAACCTTTGTTCTTTGGTAATCTAAAGTCTGCCATTTGAGAATCAAATAGTCTTCTAGTTATTTGTACATCAATCTTACCATACTCTTCTACAACTTCTGCAGGTATGTTTTCAAATGATATACCTCTATCCATATATTCTTTTATACTACTATCTTTAGAACCTATCTTTCTTCTACGACAAGACATCTCTAATGTTAAACTTTTTCTGATACCTCTATTAAGTATATACTCTCCCAGCATAGTATCATATACTCTACCACTATATTTAAATCCAGATTCTAATAACCACATGAGATCAAATTTAATATTGTGACCCACTAGCAAAGTTGTTTTATCTAATATAGATTGTATATTGTGATAGCAACCTTTATCTATTCTCTCACTATGATTGGTAAAATAATACTCATCGTTAATACCTACACTAACCAATATATTATCTGGATGAAATGGTGATGGATCATACCCACCATTCTCTGTTTTTTGATATGATGTTTCTACGTCTACTGTTGTTATCATATTTGCCTTTCTGTTAAACTTCGTATCTACTAATTGATCTTCTAATTGTGCAATTTGGTTCACCATGATAGCCATTAATTTTATTTTTACTTACACATAATGTTCTTATTTTATTTTCTGTATCACTATTAGCATTTCTACCTATACCAATAATTAAATCTGCTTCAGCTGCTTTACCTGTTTTAGAGTTTTCCATCTGACTAAATGATATACTATTTCTATTATCTGCATCTGCTGATGCTTGTGATATTGCAATAACAGCACACTCTCTACGTTTAGCTATCTCTCTTACACTTGTGTATATTTTTCTTAACTTTTCATCTGTTCTGGCAAATGTGCCTGTAACATTAATCTTATCTAATTGATCTATAACTATTATATCTGGTTTATGCTTTTCGCAGTGTGCATCTATATCCTCTATTGACCAATCAACTGTGTCAAACATACTAATATTATCTTTTATCTCAGACCAAACTCTTTGTGCTATATCTTTTTCATGTATTATTTCTTCTCTAGTCATACCTGTATAACAAGATATTGCTCTCATCTGTGTACGAATAGCAGGTTCTTCATTTATAAATGCATGAACCTTTGCACCTTGTTCAGCGAAACCTTGCGGACCAGTACAAAGACTAACCCAGAATGCTGTCTTACCTGTCTCTGGTCTAGCAAAGGCTATCATAAGATTACCACCACCAATACCACCAACATTCTCTTTTAATACAGGTATATTAAACTTCCATTTAGTTGTTACATCTAGTAAATTTAATACTTCACCGACATCATTTGTAACTGCAGGTACTTTCTCATCATCAACATTGCTTTTATGTTTGTCTATCATACCTGTTATATCTGCAAAGTTTGCCTCCTTACCATTAAATATTTCTGTAGCTTCTACTGCTATTCTTTGTGCAAGATCTCTATCAGATAGAATACGCATTATATCTTTTGCTATTTCTTTGTTAGGCTCTTGTGTTTCTCTGATGTCTTCTATTAATTCACTAAATTTTTCTTTTGCAGCTCGTGTTAAAGCAGGATTAAATATAGCTGTGTGTAAAGAATATAACTCATCAACTTTTATATCTTCTTCATATTTTTCATGTGCTTTTTGTATTGTGTCATACAAAGAACTTATATCACCCGCAAATACTGTTGGTGATAATGTACCCTTGTATTTTGTATAAAATTTTTTATTAAGCATAAGCCTAATCATTTGCTTTTCTATCATGCAACTCCTTTTCTAAATTTTCTATTGTATACTGTGATTTAATTTTATTCAATCTTAAATCTTCATTTTCATTTTTTAATCTTTTAACTTCTGCATACAAAGCCATGATCTCTGCTATCCTATCATCTTGTGTTTTCTTAGTTTGTTTTTTAAGCCAATCAATTTGCTTTTGCTGTTTATCAATTACTTCCTCAAGATCAGCAGGTCCTCTATCTAGATTTATCGACATCCCCATACTCCTTTCTTAGTAATAATTCTATTGTATCTAATATAGATTGATCTCTTTGTGTCCATTCTGATCTATTCATATCAACTATATCATACTTCCAACTATTCCAACTATCTAGTATTTCTTTTTTCATATTATCGTCCATAAAACATCTCCCTTATTTGTTCTGTATCAAAGTATTTTAAATCATCTTCTAATGGTTTTACTATTATATTTTCAAATCCAGATGATCTTAAATCTTTTGCCATGTCATATGCTTTTGTTGTAGCATCTCTATCTAAACATATATATAAATTCTTGTAAGGTTTTAAATGAGACTTCTGTACTGATTTTAACTTTGTACCCATGATTGCAATACCTGTCAGTATATTAGACACAGCACAAGCTGATGGGCAATCTTCTACAATAACTGCATCATTACACTCACCACATTTAAATGGAACATCTTTGTTACCATACATAAACCATTTAGGAAAATCATTTTTATTTAGTGATCTACCTACTGCACCCACTATCTTATGTGACATTCTATTCTTGACTAAGAACACAACTCTATTCTGCTTAACATCATACTTAAAATCTGCACGGCCCCAAGACCAAGACTCCCAACAATTATTATTAGATAACCAACGCATAGCTTTTTCATTTGAGTATATTGATTGGAAGCTATCTGGTATTTTAAAATTAACATCTTCTATATGTAATTCTTTATTACCATGAAATACTCTTTCTACATACTGCATATTTTTTTCTCCTTGTTTTCTACCTTTAGCACTACATGAAGCATGAAAGCAATACCAACCTATTTTATTTTCTGTTGTATCTATTGATAAAGTATTTTTACCACCACAGAATGGGCAATCCATTCTAGTCTGTGTATCATTTGGTACTGATAATCCCTCTATGACTGCTAACTGTTGTTTATAATTCAAGCTGTTAGTTCCTCGTAAGTAAGTGTATATCTATTTGGATCATAGAAGTTTCCATCATCTTCTATTTTCATTAAATTATGATTTAGATATTCTGCTGTTTTATTTTCTATATCAGTTACTGTCGGCTCGTTTTCGAATGGTACTATTGCTGTTGCTTCTATTCCTAGTCCTACTAATCTTATTTTGTATTTTTTCATTATGATTTTCCTTATCATCATTTGATTGATTTGTCAAGTCATTTTCTTTATTTATTTTTTTATAATGCTTTGGATGTTTCCAAACAAATGACATACTAATAAACCTTTGTTGATTTTTTATTTATTTCTTTTTTATATTTTTTATACCACGATGTACTTCTACCATTTGCTTTACACCAAACATAATGATGTTCTAATATTTTTCTTATATTTTCTCCGTAACTCATAGTCTTCCCTTTCTCTCTTTTCTAGATACATATGGTAGTTTAAGCATTTTATTACTTATGTTACCCTTCTTACTTGTCCAAACAATTAGTGCTTGATTGTCATGATCATTTGGTTTGCCATCATATTTTTTTATGGCCTTCTTTAAACTCATAGCCTCGATATGTTTTTTATCTCCACCAGTTCTTATAAACGTATATTGTTTCATATTTAATCCTTATTGTTAAATGGTGGGATGAACGTCTGCCCACCTCAGACAGCACACATAGTTTTATACTGTAGAAGCTATACAGTGGTCGTTATACCCCAACGACCAAAGGGGAGGAAAAGTCTTACCTCATACTAGGACTTTAGCTAAAAGCCATTGATCACTGGCTTTAATACAGGTTCTAAGTTACCTATTCTACGTCTAGAATTCTTTCTCTTCTTCTTCAACTTCAAAATCAACGTCCCCATAAATCATACTATCAAAGGCCAAGTCTTTAGCTTCTTCTTCGTCCTGGGCTTCAACAATGCTGTCTCTTGTAATTTTAACTTTATATGTTTTTTTCATATCAATGCTCCTTGTAACTTACTTGTTTAACTCTACGATCCCAACAAGCACGGCAATCTTTACATTGACCTTCTTGTTTATATGCAGGACACTCTCTACCTTTGTGTCTTTTATCTTTATGCACACCAGATGTCCACTTCCAGAACTTAGGTATTGGCCCATCAACTTTAATAGCTGACACACGCAAACATAAATTTTTTGGTACATCTTTTACTCTTATTTGGTCTATAATTTTATATTCTCTTGTAGCTATCCAATGTTTAATATGAGGTGTATTCTCACACACTTCAAATATCTTCATTAAATGCGAAAAAGATTGTATATCTCCAGAGTCAAACCATCTATGATATAGCTTTGATTCATCTAAATTTTTATACTTCTCTGTAATTAACTCGGACATATAATCTACCCATTCATTTAGTTCTATAGCTTTTCGTCTTATTTCATGTGCATCAAATACATTTTTAAAAGCATAGTGACCTTTCAAAGCATAACATTTATTGCATATCGTACCTTTTATCTTTGCTAATTTACTACCTGTTACACAATGCTTTGCTGATATACCCCAAGCATACGAGGGCATCTTACTAGGATTAGATAGTGTTCCTATCCTTGCTTCTATTTCTTTTATTTTCATGATGTTCCCTTTGTTTGATTATTTACACTAGCATAAAAAATCTGGTGTGTCAACTCCAGTATATTTTGCAAATCTTTTCTTTTCACCAATATAATATTGTCTGTATGCTGTAATATAATTTTTATGTTTATATTCGTCTGGCATACATTGTGGTGGAGGTGTAAATTCTGTCTTCCAAGTGTGCCATAGTTTATGTTTGCCATGTAATAAATTTGATATCTTAATTGTCTTATGTACTTTGTTATATCTCATAGTATACTGATATAATAGCTGATCTAATAATTGTACTGACCAAAAAAAATTAGCACCACTATTTCCAACCCAAATAGTCATAGGGTGTTTAGGGTATGCAGTTTTATATAGGTCATCATTATCTCCAAAGTTTCTACGATATGCAGTTGATAACATCTGTGCAGTTTCTAATATCATTTTTACTACATGCTTATCGCAATGATACTCAGCACATATTCTTGGGTCTTTGTGTAAATGAAATATGTTCACAGTTTTAACTCCAATCTTCTTATTGCTCGTCTTAAATCATCTCTTGTAATTAGACCTTGTTTATATCTATCTGATAGATTAGTAAATAGTTTTTTAACATGATCTTGTGTTGTATTTAAATGATCGCATATATCCTCACATGCTTTTGTATAAAACCAATTTCTTGCCTGTTGTATTTCTGCCATAGATATATTTGTAGATCTACTTAAATCAAAGGCATCTTCCATAGCTTGTTGAATAATGCCTATCATTATCTTTTCTTCAGGTGATCTTTTTACTGATTGCTTTATTGCTTTTTCATTCATATTATTCTACCAAGTTAATACCATGTTTAGCACAATAGTATTTTTTATTGATTATTACGTCTGCTCTTGAGCTACACTTATAACATATCTTATCACGTGTGTCAACGTGACTCGTATACTTTTGATTAAAAGTATGATATGATAACCTGTCATTGCAGGGGGGGTTAGTATATACTATATAGGGTTTAGTTCGTATCACTGTCTTCATTATACCTCTTTCCTTTTAATTGTTCTAAGTACTCTTTACGTTTTCTATGTCTGTCTACTTCTTTTATAATACAGTATGCAATGATTGCCCCGATAAACAGGGCAACCAAATTAAATATAAACATACCTAGTCCATGGTAAAATGTCATGCTACATCTCTCCCAAGATTACTTAGGGCTTTGTGATAAAAGAATACAAAGTGATTACTAGATACATACTTCTCTATCTCTGAGTCTCTTGCCTCGTTACTTCTGATTGAGTCCATGCTACTATTATCTATTCTATATTCTTCACTACCCTTTTTACCAATTCTAATTGCTCTTTTATTGTGAGAACTATAATTAGTTAGGGCATTGTATACATCATACAAAGTAGATTTATGTATATCAGTTTCTAAAACCTGTTTTAACAAATTATATTTATTATCAGATCCATTAGAAAACTTTTTAAATATACTATCTACCTCACCACTTGATAAAGATAAACTATTATATACCTCGAACTTATCTTGCATCTTTTCGAATGTAGTACCAATGTGTTGTAGTTTTAAAAAAGAATCATCAACATCAAAGTGTGTTGTATGTTTCTTGACTGTCTCGCCTAAACTTTCAAATGATTTCATACCATTTTGGCAAATCAATCTTAAAAACATTGCTCTAACTTGATACACTATTGATGCATCATAACTAGATACAACTTCAATACCAAACTTTAGTTTATCATTTGCATTAGTTGTCATAGCGTGTGGACTAAACTTACTACCATCATTAAATAATATTCTTAATTTAAAATAATTTAAATCTGGATGTACAGTAAATTGTATTGAAGTATTATTTAATGTAATACCATATTTATCTAATGCATTAGATAAACCATTTAGTATTTTATCATAAGGCACTAGTTGATAGTTAGATCCATGCAAATGTATTGCACGTTTGTTATCTGTATCTACTACAGCCCATGCAGGTTTGTTTAATTTAAAAAGAACTGGATCACTAACATAATGTATTTGTTGTAAGTCAACTTCAGTTGTTGCCTTATCATACATATCTGAATGATTGTCCTTTAATGTTTGTATTAATGTAGACATATTTATCCTCCGTTGTTGGTTTATTTGCTTTGTTCAAAGTCCTCAAAGTTTTTAGCATACAGATTTTTAAGTAGATTCCTTGTTGCTTTTGGAAACTCAACTATAAAACTGTCTGAGTCTGGTAAATACTTGAATCTTAAGCATTTTTTACCTATCAGTAAATACCTTAGTCTTTGGTTCATAGGTATATTTCTAAACTTATGACCCTCTTGCACATCAAGATCAGTCACAAGCATATTGTGTTCCTGTGTGGTAGTTCTCTTACCACCTTTTTTATACAACCGTTTACCAGTTGCACCATCAATTTGAAACTTCCTATCTTTAGTATCAAATCGCATGATTCTTTTTTCACCAATCACTTCTAATCTTTTAGGCTTCTTGTAAAAAAAAGCACGACCCTTTTTGGATTTATACTTTTCTATTTCAGCATCAATAAAGACATGAAGTTCTGGCTTTGTTACATGTAATGTATCCATACTATTTCCTTGTTGGTTGATTTGTATTCGGGGTTGCAAGTTGCGATATCTTAGATTGCCTACAGCTGTATCTTACAACCCCCCTTTTTCGTACTCCAGCGAGATAAACAAAAAAGGGTAGCCAAGTCTCCCTGACTACCCTTTAGTTATAACACAACTAATTGACTGTGTCAATCAGTCTTTATTGGTTCTACTTCTGGCTCTTGAAGTTCGGCTTGTGGTACTGGAGGGTTTATAGGTATAACCATATTATGTTTTTCCCATAAAGCAGTATCACTATTCCAATAGGTCAAAGCATCTTTCGCTTGTCGAAGTTCAAACAACAACTCCTGCGTAGGTTTGCCATGATTTTCTATCAGCACTAAACAATTAAGAAGTTTCTTTCTCAATGTTCTTCGCCACTTCAATTCCCATGAAGTATCAACCATTGGTTTATTATCTGACATATATGTACTCCTTGTTGAGTACCTATTTTGTACCATAAAAAAAGCCCCATGTCAATCTGACACAGGGCTTTACTTTAACTTGAGGGAGAAAAAGTCTGTTTAATTATATTTTGGTAACAACCATTTAGGTATATAAACTTTTACCCATAGTTTAGGTTTATTATAACCTTTCCATAATCTAGGTTTGTAACTCATTATCTACCGCCTAACATTATTTGTTTAAATTGTCTCATCATGTGTTCCGATATATTATCCAGTCCATTACTATCTTTGTATATATCTCTAGCTTTATTAAGTTTATCTGTATTTTGTCTGTGGTAATACTCAGCTTTATTCTTAGATTGAACTTCAGCTATTAGTCTGTCTGTTTGATCTGTCATAATTTAACTCCTTTGTTATATTTATATATTACAATAAAAAAGGGGGCATGTCAATCTGACACACCCCCTTAC